CTACAGATTAGAAGTCTGTTGCTCTTCCGCTGAGCTACAAAGGTGTGTGCCAGGTAGGACTTGAACCTACGATTACCGAATTATGAGTTCGGGGCTTTAACCAACTAAGCTACTGGCACCAGTTAGTATATTATATCCGTAATGTGCCTGCCAGTCAATAGCATCTTGCTTATCATTAAGCAATGGTTGTCCCTTTATATTTAAGCTTGTGTTTAATAAAATTGGCACACCAGTTTTTAAATAAAATTTATTTATTGCTCTGTAAAGACCAGGATGTTGCTCCCTAGTTACAGTTTGTACTCTTGATGTTCCGTCTGCATGTACCACTGAAGGTATTTTTTCTGGTTGTAAACACTTGACAGTATACTGCATGTATGGGCTTTCAAAATCCATGTCAAACCATTTGTGTGCGTGATCAGCAAGAACGACTGGTGCAAATGGCCTGAAAAGCTCTCTTTGTTTTATTAGATTAACTTTATCTTTAATGTTCGGGTCTCTTGGGTCAGCAAGTATACTTCTATTTCCTAGTGCTCTAGGTCCATACTCTGCTCGTCCAGAAGCTACCGCAACAATACCATCCTTAAGAATTACATCAACAATTTCTTGCACTGGGTAATTGCCACCCAGGTCGTGACCCAGATACGGATTTTGCCAATCTAAATGCTTTCCATATAAAGCTGCTGCTGCTCCTAAAGAGCTGCCAGCATCACCAGGGTTAGGCATAATCCAAATCATATCAAAAATTTTCCATAGCAGTGTATTTGCAGAAGAGTTTAGTGCACACCCACCCATAAATACTAAATTATTTTTACCAGTAAGGGATTTTGCCATACGCATAAACTGATTAAGTCTTTGTTCGTATACCATTTGTACTGCTGCTGCAATATCAAACCTATCTTGTTCTGTAATTTCCATTCCCCAGTCAGTAATTCCTTTATGAAAATTATATTTTTGTTGATCATAGCTTGGGAAATACTCATCTACCTCTTTGTAATATCTTTGCCAATCTCCATATGCAGCCATCCCCATCATAATATACTCTTCTTGATTTGGCATTAGGCCTATTAGTTTTGTAAAGGCTGAGTAGAAGAGCCCAAAGCTTACGGGATAGTTTTGTTTATATTTAAGCTTAATCTTTTCTCCTTCGCCAACCCAAATTGTTGAAGTGTTATACTCGCCAATTGCATCTAAAACTACTATGCAGGCATCATTAAATGAGCTAGTGTAGTAGCCCGCTGCTGCGTGTGAATAATGGTGCTTAAAATAATGAACTGGGATATCAAATGGAAATGAAGGTTTCCAATCGCTAGCGCCGCCATGGATCATCATTCTAGATTTTTTAAGTAGTGGTTTTTCATAATAAGCAATTGCGTCTGGTGTGCCATAGTTTAAGGCGTCAAGTATAATTTCTCTATTATTATACCAATCATTTTTTTGCTTGCTGTATCTTTCTGCGTGTGCTGCAAAAAGAATCTTTCCATCTTTAATTAAAGATACAGATGCATCATGGGAAGTTTCATTAATCCCCAGTATTATCATTAGCAAAATCCAATTCTACTATTTGCTGTACGTACTCTGAAAAATGCTTTCTTATAGATCCCATTGGCCTTGAGCCAAAAGACTCCCACAATCTTCTATATTCTATTATGTTTTGTAATGTTGTTGGGCACACAATAACCCCGTTATAAATTTTCATAACAGTTGGAAGTGGCACATGTTTAGTGCAACACTTACATTGTTTTGCTAACTCTTGATATTCGCTCATATTATTTGCATCCTGTCCATTACTTCTCTAAGATCTTGAGGCATTCTTGGTGCTCTGATCAGATTATAAGATGTTGTATCTGGGTCATCTTTGTCCCCGAAGTCATTGTCGTAGCTCATTGATTCATAAGTATGTACATTTATTTCTTGATTGTTATCAAACCTTGTTCTGCTAATTGAATTAAATATTGCTCCACATGTAGCATCAGCTAAGTCTTTAGATCCTTTTCTTGGGTGGTCAACCTTGTCCCTCATAATTCTAAGCTGGCACAGTTCATCTATGAGTAGCGGGATGTGTGGGCCTATTAGTCTTTCTTCTGCCACAATCATAGCCATGTCGTCATAATGCTTTTTAGCGACAGATAGAATCTCTGTATTGATGCCATATTGTTTTAGTTGTTGCATCATATCATGAGAGTTCCATCTGTCAAAGGTACATATTGCTATATTGAATCCTCTTGTTTTTAAAGAAAGAATATAATCTTTTACTTCAGTAAAGTCAACCGACTTGTCTGGGGTTGGAGTCCAGTATCTAACGGCATCAACTTCCACAATTGGGGCTGGCTGCGAATAAGTATCTGTCACTTTTACATTAACCCACTTGTTTACATGAGCCATTGTTACTGCACAGTGGTCATGCTTTTGGGCTAAGTCTACGTGAATATAATATTTTTTATCTGGGTCTGGTATAAACCATTCTTCAAGTCTGCCAAAATTATCTACTGCAATTGATCCAACATTAAAAGCTTTTTCTACTTTCTCTCTAGACTTAAAAAATGCATCTACTGCATCTGGTGGCATACAGGCAAATCTTGAAAGGGCGTCTGTCGGGTTAGTGTAAAAAGCTGTCTTAAAGTCATCAATTTTTCTGACTGGGTTGATCTCCCAAGTTGGTCGCTTGATAGCATATACCTTTGGTATCTTATAGGATATTATATGGTCTTCTTCCCATTGTATTTCAAATTCATTTCCGTCTGTGCCGTCTGGTAGCTCTTCATACATTTTAAACTTATGATCTCTAACTACTATTTCTTTTTCTCCAACAACAGCGTCATATCTTTGTTGAATATAATCATTCTTAAATCTAGGGAATGATAGTAGTATAACTTTTCCAAAGTCTGGGAAACGAGAGTCTACGGATGCCCTGTACATATCATATACTGCGCTGCCTGTTTTTGCCTGATCGTGACCAGTTGTATTGTCTATAGCAAAACCAGAAATTTCATCTAAGATAACAACAATAACGTTATATCCTTCCCAAGCTTCTCTTTCTGAGTGCCCTGAGTGAACCGTTATAGCCTTGTTAAACTGAATTTCAGATGCTTTGGAATAGTACTTACCAACAAACCATGGAGACTTGTCTATGCGGCTCCTAAAGCCCTTAAAAAATACGTTAGTTGCTTGTTGGGAGTTGATTGCAATATTAATAATATCAATCGAGTCACCAGGAGGCTTCCCGTAGTATGTTGCTGGATCCTTTAAGCATAACAGTAAGTAGACTATGTATGCCACGGCAATTGTAGAGCAATAGTCTTTTCCAGAACCTTTTCCTAATTGAGCTACAACTTCATTAGCAGTTTGTTTAAATCTTATGTGACCTTCATCTTCACCAAATAATTTTTTTAAAGTAGACTCCTTATATATCTGAGAACTTTTTTCAATTAATATGTACTGGTATTCTGAAAGTGGTGGCAAGCCTAGATACTTGGGGTCGTTTACAAATGTGCGAAGATCTACTGGTTTTTCTTCAAACTCTTCGCCGTCTAAAATATCAATTAAATCAGAAAAATCAAAGCTCATCTTTACTCATTTTAAATTTTTCTGTATAGGAAGATGTGTAGCTATACCTTATTCCATTTATTGGAGGATTAGTGCCATGCAATATGTCTGCGGCATGTATAACTAGGTCTCCAGGGCTTGGTTTATGTGTCAGCCCAAGTTCTGGATAGTATATTTCGCCTTGATCATATTGATCATTAAAGTAATAAACTAATCCAAATCTTGGGTAATTGCCAATAATAAAATCTTCACCTTCAATATATTTTTTTGCTGCTTCCAGGATATGTCCAGAGTTATTTATGTCAACATGCTCTCCGTAGGTTATTCCAGAGCTAAGCCTATTAACATTTAAATTAAATACTGGATCTAATCCTTCTGGGCATATATTAGCAATTTTATCTCTCAGTGGGTCTACGGTTTCTGTTCTTAAAATAAAAATTGCATTCTCGCCATGACCTACGCTATACCAAAGCTCTTCTTTTTCAGATAGTATTAAATCTAGCATGGTAGAGTTTTCTTCTTGAGTTAAAAAATTTTTATATAAATATACACTTGGTGCAATTTCTTTTGAGCCATCAAACATTACACAACCTCTGATTCTATTATTACAGACTCTACAATTCCAGTAATTTGAGAAAGTCTTTTTGCCACTTCCATTTTGCACTTAGGGCAAGATGCGGTTGTTTCCTTTAATATTCCTACCAAAATTTCTTGTTTGCGTTCTGTTTCTGCAATTTGAGAAGCTATCTGAGTATTTTCTAAAACACCAACTGATTGAAGCATTGCTATTCTTTTAGTCTCTATGTCTGCTATCAGCTTTAGGGCAGCTGCCTTAACGCTAAGCTGGCCCTGCGTATCTGCGTCTTCTACAGTCTTCCAGGCCTCTTTAATAAGCATTGCGTAGTGTTGGTCTGCACCAGATATTGCTTCTCTGGCACGGTCACGAATGTTGCTGTCATTATGAACAACACCCTTCCACTCATCAATAAACTCTAAAACTTCTTTTCTGGAAAAGCCAGTTGATGTGGCTATCTGTGTTGCAGAGTTTCCCTTTAAAAGTTCTTCTACAACCTTGTTCATACGGTCAAAGTGAACCGCTGGCTCTATTTCATTCATAATTAAATTATACCATGTTTTAGTTGACTAAGACTTATTGGCAATTTTAAGAAGAATTAAATATCCAATTAAATCATCGATATCGTTATCTCCTGGGAAGGCTTGGTCATTTTGAATTCTATTTAATTTGTCATCAATTCTTACACGGATCTGCTCTTTTGAATCCGCTTTTGAAAATATACGAATTGGATCTAGCGCTGAGTTTCCGTATGAGATATTTTTCTTTATAAGCATTTCTGCAATCTCTAAACACTCTCTAATAATCTTGTGACCAGAAGGAGCCTCTGTTGCAATTAACTGAAGGTCTGTTATCCAGGCCTGGTATCCTCCATCTTTATTTGGGTACTCGCTCATTTTTTTCTCAACAATCCAAACTCTTGTAAATATCTCTGTATGGTCATAGCAGAGACCCCGCACTCTTTACCTATTTCTGTAACCGTTTTCTTTTGAACTATATACCTTCTGTAAAGCCATTCTTTACTTTGATAAAGTTTCATCGTTTAGTAAGCACCTGGTTGCTATAATGTGCAATGCCAAAGCTATCCGCAACATCAAAATCAACAATTTCTAACCCATACTTTTTATTAAAGTAGTCAGCAGTTCTTTGTTTTCTCATATTTCTTAGCTGATTCTTATACCAAGAGTCTGCGTATCCTGGATTCAATAATCTTATTGCAGACTTCTCATCTTTTGTCGGATTTTTGTTGCCAATGTACGCCTGCCACGAGGATGGGCTAATAGTAATAACCTTAGCGCCAGTAGACATAAGCTCAGCAATAACAACTCCATAGACATAAGACAATTTTATCACAGCATCAGGTGATCTGACAAGTATGGCGCCTTCTACAGCAATATAATCACTCTTAAGTTCATCTAACATCATTGCCATTTTATTTTTTGCGTCGTAAATTTTTTCATATATATCTTCGCCTACAAGATTTATCTTACCCCATTTAAGGGGAACGTCGTCTTCCATTAAACAAAAAGCTATGGAGTTAGTTGAGGCGTCTATTCCCAAAACTCTATTAGCTTTTGTTTTTATAAGGCTACCCAATTTCATCTAGTATTTCTTTCAACAATTTTCTTGATTTCAAATTTGTTTTTTTAACACATGAGGAGCATATCTGGTCAGAGTTGTATCTACTTAATTGTGATTTACATTTCTTGCATAGTCTAATCGCACCCTTTTTAATTGCTTTTTTTTCGTAGTACTTTTCCATAATTCTTTTATTGGTTGCAACTCTGCAGCACTCGTCAGAACAATACTTCTGATTGTGCGTTTTTGATTCAAACTCTTTACCGCAACTTGTACTGGCGCAAATCATATTTTTGGCACCTTGTAAGTGTCTATTTCAACTGTGCCAGCTGGGCCAGACTTATCGTAGCAAGCCTTTTTAACAGGGCAATATGTACAGGGCATCTTAGATTTTGTAGAGCCCGCTGGCCTTACTGGAAGATCTCCATTTTTAAAGTTATCCCAAACCTGCTCCATCCATGCAAAAGCCTCTTCAATTATTGCCTTATTCTTATCATTCATTGAGATTGGAATGATTAGTATTTCTTGAGTGTTTTTGTTTTCATATAGAAAGAATCCCTCTTTAGCATTCTTTAACTTCATATAGGTTAATAACTGAAGCATGTGGTTTGCTGATGACTTCATCTCTGACTGTCTTGTATCCCATACCTCTTGTTTTGCCGTTTTGATTTCACCAATTACAGTCTCGCCATCGTACTCCATGATTAGATCTATAAAACCTCTGATAGGGGGATACTCATTGATGATTTCCTCTTCTTCCGCTTTCCACTCTGGCATTGTAGCAATAAGCTTTTGAAGTCTTTCGTGAGCCTGGGTTCCTTGTGCCATATTGGCAACTGCAACAGCATCGTTATCATCAATAAATACTGCACCAGAAAATGCCATGTACCAGTATCTAGGGCATGTTCCGTGTCCGTATCCTAGCGAGCTTGGACTAAAGGACTTCTTAGTCATCTGCCCGTCTGCTCTTTTAGTATTACGATATGACTCATCAAGCAATGATGCAAATTTTTCTGGATCAAAGAACTTTCCAGTATGTTTCTTAAACTTAAGGTTCTTTACAATATCTCTAGCCATTTATGAGTTGTACCTAACGACATACTTAAGTGCATCTACAAGTTTGTCTATGGACTCCTTTACTGAATAATAGACGTTCTTCTTATTGTTATTTACAGTTCCCGCTTTATCTTTAGCAATAGTTGAATATACAGAAGACATTACCGCAAACTTAGTAGACATCGCCTGTAGCTCCATAATAAGCATGGGAGCCTTTGCTGATGGTACGTCTGGGGTCATTAATAGCTTTACAACAATAGCTAGTGCTTTATCTAGGTGTTCATCCTGCATATACTCATGCAGATCATTAAACTCTGTGATATCACTAATTAATTGAAGTGTGTTTTTATCTTCCGCCATTTTTAATCCTCTTATCCCATTCTCCCATAAGCAAGCCAAGTCCATAGCCAACCACAAACCCAGTAGCTAGTCCTAATATAAACATAAGCATTCTTGTCTCCATCTATAGATTATATAATTAACCAAGGTTTTGGTCAATAGATGCAATTACTTCTATTGGTTCTGACTCTATCTTTAAAACTTTATATGGAGAATCTTTTGGCTCTTCTTCTCCTGGAAACACTACGACTGTCTGAGATGATCCGCTTTCCCAAACTTCTTGTAGCCTTTCTTTTTCCATATTTGCCCACTCTTCTTGCCCAAATTCTTTTTCATTTGCAAGCCACTCTTTTGAGCCAGCATAAGAATACATACAAAATAGTCTAGCAAGGTATCTTTCAGCGTTATAAGATGGTAAGACTGAATGCCAATACGGCTCACCAGATGGAAAAACAGTTATGTCTCCTGGCTTTGGCTTATAGGCGTATTGCTTTCCAGTGGCTGTATCTAGAAAACAAATTTCTCCTCCATCGTATTCATCGTTTAGATACATAGTCACAGTCACTATTAACTTATCGCCACGGCTTTCTGAATCGTAGTATTTAGTATCAGTATGGTATCCCATTGTTCTGTTATGGATCATAGAGGCCTGGTTGTCATAGTAATCTTGATCTTTAATGTCATATTTTAATATACTGATTCCACTTTCCCTCCAGTATTCTTTATTTGATCTATCAAAATTTTCAACAAAATCGGGGAAATCTTTTTGATCTAAATGATTTTCAAAAAAATCATTGCATACTGTTTCATAAGCATCATATACTTTTTTAAATATAGTTTTTTGCTTTAAAGACTCTTCATCTTCTGTGTAAATATTCTCGTCCATTGCGCCATCGACCTGCGTAATAGACCCGTACATTAGCCATTTCCTAGAAGGAGGCAGGTGATATTGTTTTCCCGTTAGCGACTCAGACTCTTTTGCAAGATCTATTAAATCATTGCATATGTCCAGCGCATTGTGATATATTACTATGTTAGGACAGACTACAGTTTTATTCATTATTATTCTCCCAAAAATTTATAAGTTCTTCAAGTACGGCCCATTCAATTATGCCTAGCCTTACCTTTGATTCATTACCAATTATAATCTTTAACGCTGGGTGCATGTCTCTGTTTACTTTAAATGTATCAGTACATATCTTTGCCCAATTATCTTTATTTAAAGTAAAAGATTTGCCAGCCTCTTTATAATCTATTAGAAATTTTTTCCACTGTGCATCGCCTTTCTGATAATCTCCTCGGCCTGAGTTCTTTTGTGCTTTTGCACCGTCTCTTTTAACCTCAGATCTTTCAGACATCTACTCAACCCATTTAGGTGGCTCGGAAACAAACACTGCTTTAAAGCGAGTTTTCTTTTTACCATCTAAAACTACCTCTAATAAATTTTCTCCTTGTTCCCAAGATTTTTTTAGCTTCTCATGTTCCATTTTAGACCATTCTTCTTTTCCAAATTTTTCTTGATTAGCTAGCCACTCTGGTGAACCTTTGTGTGAGTGCATTAAAAACATTCGGGATAGGTATCTGGGGTTTCCTTCAAATGGAAGAACTCCATGATAGAAAGGTCTTGCAGATGGGAACACCGTAACGTCTCCTGCTTTAGGCTTGTAGTTGTGAATAGTGTTTGAGTCTTCATCATAAAACGATATCTCTCCGCCCTCATAATCATCGTTTAAATAAAATGTAATTGTAATAACTTGCTTTGCATCCGCAGACTCTGCGTCTTCATGATGAAAGTCTGTGTGGTAATTCATTGCAAGAGAATCATAATTAAAGTCTGAAGTTCCTGGGGAATTATATTTTAAAATTGTCATTCCGCTATAATTCCAAACATCTTGTTGGGCAAAATCAAAGTGTGGAAAATCATACTGCCATTTTGTTTTGTCTTTATACTCTTCCATATAATCATTTAAAGCAAAAAAATATGCTTCAAAAAAAGCATCAACCATTAATTTTTGTTTTGCTGCCTCTTCGTTATCTTCAAGCAACGCTGGGTTTTTTCTGCTAGAGTCGATTTGATTGGCTGAGCCTGGCCAATTGCCTGCCCAATCTGACCATGGATCCATAACGCCAGTTTTTTCTTTATAGGACTCAGTGTGCTGCAGGAATTCAAATATCTTATCAACTTCTGGCAATAATTTTTTATAGACAACCAAGTTTTTAAAAATAGTAGTCTTATTGTTTAAATCATAATCTATCATAGGTCTTCTCCATTTACATATATTGTTTCATATTTACTAGCTTTTATTTCTTTAAATACCTTTGGATCTTTAGGTAAATATTCTGACATATCTTCTCCTTCTTTAATTCTGAATTTACAGGTAGAAAGAAAAACATGTCTATCATTTCCAGAAGGCGCATTCGCTGCATGTGGGAAATGGGCTGGGAAGGCGAGTACGTCTCCAGCTTTTGGCTTATACTTCAATATCTTCATTTCTTTATTTGGGAAATTCTTGTTGTTAAAATGGTCATTGTATGCAAAAGATATCTCGCCGTAATCGTAGTCATCATTTAAATAAAAAATAATTGTAAACATATGCTTGTATCCTGGCGAAGGATCGATGGTTGCAATATCTAAATGGAACCCAAGACCAAAATCGTCTTTAGTTATTCCGTCTCTGTTGCCATGTATTTGAAGCATGCCACCATCAATTGCAACCCATCTAAGTGATTCGCCGCTATAATCTAAAAATGGTGGCAGCACGTTTAAGTTTTCTATGTCTTTTAAATATTTAAAAAATATTTTTTCGTAATGCTTTTTAATTTCTTGAAAAGATTTTGTTTGTCCAGCTTTATCAGACTCATCTTCTAAAGATATATCTGCCTGATAATAGTTGTCATGCTCTCCCCATTTAGAATAAGCATTTTTAATTTCATTGTTAGACTTGATTTCATCTAGGATAGACTCAAGATTCATATCGGGCCTGTATAGCATTACGCCATCAAGTAATTTTTTGCTATACATAAATTTAGCCCCTATCCTATCCTGTGCATCGTTTCGTGACCATTAGAGCATGTCCACTTCATTATTAAATTTTCAGCATCCCACAACCCACCATCTACATCAATATCACACTTAGAGCATGGCCTTAAGCCAGGAAGATGTTCAAATGTAGAATTAATCTCTTCCTTATTTTCTTTTTTTAAAAATTCATTAAGATCTGGCATCTATGTCCTCGATTAGTTTATCCACAACGTCTGGGTTATCTCTGAGATATGCCACAGCCTTTGCACGACCCTGTAATCTTTCTTCATTAATAGTATACCAGGCTCCGCCTTTTTCAACTGCGCCCACCATTTCTGCAACATCTAAGGTCTCTCCTACAAGATCAACCCCTAGGGATTCTCCTTGATAGTAGAAATCGTACTGTCCAGATAAGTTAGGGGGGCCGAGTTTGTTGTAATCAATAATCCAATTGACTGGTCTGCCAACTCTTTGTTCAATAATCTTGTCACCAACTTTAACACCTGCTTTGATAGCATTAGCTTCAGCCTCAGAAGACCAAAGCTTAATGACGGTGGAAGAGAAGAACTTGACTGCCATTCCTCCTGTCGGTATGTGGGAGGCATGCATAGATCCAAACTGATTTCTCTGTTGTGAGATGAGTACCAATA